GTGGTTTAGATTTAGCATCGGTTCGTGATTTTACTGCATTGGTTCTTAAGTTTCCTTTGGAAGATGGCACTTTTAAAAACATTTACAAATACTATTTACCAGAATTTGCATTGGAGAACAGAAATGGCAGTGAACAAATGATGTATTCACAATGGCAGCAAGATGGTTTTTTAACAATTACAGAGGGGAATGTAACTGATTACGCAATAATCAAGGCCGACATTTTAAAGTTTGCCGAAATTTATGATTTGCGCATTTTGGCTTATGATAGGTACAACGCATCTGACTTGGCAAGTAGCTTACTTGACGAATTAGGCGAAGGCATTTTGATACCTATGCACCAAAGCATTGGACATTTAACTGCACCATGCAAGGCATTGGAAGTGGATATATTGAATCATTTAAACCAGCACAACAATAATCCTATTCAAAGATGGATGTTTAGTAATACTATTTTGAAAATAGATCATAACGGAAACCAAAAGCCAAACAAGGAAAAGTCAAAGAATAAAATTGATGGGGTTGTGGCTGAGGTAATGGCAAAGGGTGCGCAATTGCATCACGAGGCAAATGATAAACCGAACCAATGGTTTGCACCAATAGAATTTAACTAATGATTTATGCAAGTGTTTTAATATTGAACGAAAGAGATTTGAGGTTAATGGCATCAAAGTCAGGGTTCGCTGAAGTATTTTACAAAGCAAGCAAGCACTACAAAACCTATGAGCAATGCTATGAGGCACTTGAAGAAATATATCAGATACAATACTTTGAACGTAAATACTCCAGTTATCAAAGTTTTCGCCAAACAATAAGGCGCAGCCTAAAGCAAAACAAAAGTATTGATGGATAATCGTAAAAAAAAAGGTGTATAAAGCAAGGGAATTTAATAAAAAATCTTATGATGAGAATGATGAATATGCTAAGAACAAAATATCAAAATACCTTATTAGTAGAGGTCATGAAATAATAGAATATAAAGAAAACTACAACCATGATTTGGTAACAAAGAAAAATGATAAATTGTTTTATTTTGAATTTGAGGTAAAAAGAAACTATCCATTTACTAAAAAGGAAAATTACCCATTTCCTACAGTTAGCTTTTTAGGTAGAAAAAAAAGGTTGCATCATATAAAACCATATTTTTATTTAATATTATGCTATGAAACCAACTGTGTAGTATTTTGTCATTCTGAAAATATATTTAAAGATAAATACAAAGAAAGTTTAAATTTAAAAACATACAATAGAAAGGGGAAAGATGTAATGTATAGAGTGCCAATTAATAAATGTTTGTTCTTTAGTATTGAAGAGCATATGATATAAATTTTAGCGTTTTTATTGACTTACAAAGGTTCTTAAATTTAAAAGGTAACATTGTTGCACTTATTTTATTTGCAAGTGTAATAATTTTGCGTTATCAACTTATTACAAAAATACAAGCAAAGAATATTTCCTACCCAGCCAGAAAGCCAAGTAAGAAATGTGATTAATACGGATTTGCGTGATCCAGCCAAATGGCTTTTGGATACTTTGGGAATAGATAGTGGGGAGGCAAGCGTAAACAATACTACGGCTTTACGGATTACGGCAGTAAATAAATGCCTTACAATCATTGGAGATGGCATCGCACAAATGTCATTGAAGAAATACGAAAAGATTGGAGATAAAAGGCAGCAAATACCTGATTCTGTTATAAATGATCCAAACCCATTTCAAACTGGTTATGAGTTCAGAAAGTATATGGCAGTAATGGCAGCTTATCAAGGCAATGCCTTAGCCTATATTTTTAGAGATGCCAACGGAAAGCCAAACAAATTGCTCCCAATAACGGCAAGTTATGAGCAAAAAATCACAAATGGCGAACTTTACTACACCTTGAACGCAGATGATGTCCTTAATGGATTGCCAAGAGTGGTTCACTATTTAGATATACTGCATTTTAAAGGCTTATGTGTTGACAATTACTTCGATGGCATTAACCCTATAAAAGCCCATGCAAAAGCGTTGCAATTAAACATGAGGGCTTACAATGCTTTAGATAATACTTTCAAAACTGGAGCAAAAAAATACTTTTTAAAAGGTGGCGAAGGTTGGAATGCTGACCAAGCAAAAGCCGTTCAGGAAAGCATTGAAAAGGTACTAAATAACGAAAAAACCACAGTAACTGTTCCAAATGGGGTGGATGTTCAGTCCATGAGTCTTACACCAGATGAAGCTGGTTATTTAGACAGTATTAATGCCACCGAACACGACATCGCATTGATGTTCAACGTTCCTCCAAGTTTAGTGGTTAGAGAGTCAAGTTCAAGCAAAGCAACAGTAGAGCAAGATGCTATAAACTTGCACAAGCAGACTTTATTGCCAAGAGCAACACAATACGAGCAAGAATACGATAGAAAGCTATTAACCGAAAAGGAAAAAGCTTACCAGTATTACAAGCACAATTTTAATTCATTGCTAAGGGCAAGCGCAAAGGAACGAATGGAAATTTTTACATCTGCTATCAACAACGGCATAATGAGTCCGAACGAAGCAAGGCATTTGGAAGATTTAGATGGCTATGAAGGTGGAGATAAAAGGTTTATAAATGCAGCTAACATTCCAGCAGACCAAATGGAAGAATGGATTGATGCTAAAATTAATAATCTAAATAACAAAAACAAAAACAACAATCCAACTGGGGAAAACAATGGAGAACAATAAAATAAAAGTACAACCATTTTACAAAAGGGCAGCAGTTTATGCAGCATCTATTGATGAAGAAAAACGTGAATGTGAAGTTTGCTTTGCAAGTGATGCAGATGTGCCAATGTATAAATTTGGCGAAGGTCGAATATTAGAATCTTTGTCTTTAGAAGAAGGCGCAATGGATGAAACCAGACTTAATAGTGGCGCACCATTACTAAACTCTCACAATTCACAAGGTGGCCTTGATGCTATTTTGGGCAAAGTGGTTGAGGATTCTGTACGAATTGAAGATGGCAAGGCTTATTGCCGAATCAGATTCTCAAAGAGAGCAGCCGTTCAAGATTACTGGGAAGACATAAAGGATGGAATAATTACAAATATTTCTGTGGGTTATAACGTGATGCGTTCAATGTATAGTGGTACTGTTGACGATGTAAAAAGATACGTTGCAACAAACTGGCAACCATTTGAGGTAAGTTTTGTAAGTGTTCCAGCAGACCACAGAGCAACAGTTCGTGAGAATAGCGAAACTACTGAAATGATAGTGGAAGGCGAAGAAAAAGAAAAAGAAGTTGTGCAAGCTGAACAAATTAAAGATGATGCGCCACAACGTGATCAAGACATATTAAAAATAAAATACATACTAAATAAATAATGAAACGTTTAAAAGAATTGCGTGAACTATGCGCAGACAAAAAAGCTGAGTTGAAAGCATTGCACACAACTCTGGAGACCGAAAACAGAGCAATGACTGAGCAAGAGATTGCTTTGGTTGAAGCTATTGAAACTGCACTTGCTGCATTCAAAAAGGAAATTGGCGCATTGGAAACAATGGATGAAGAGAACAAAGAGGAAGCAGTTCGTTCTGCATCAATCGGTTCTGTAAGTACATCAAGCAACGAATCTAAAGAAATTGAGAAAAACTTTTCAATGATTAGATTCATGAACCAAGCTATCTCAGGAAAACTTGAAGGATTCGAAAAAGAAATGCACCAAGAAGCAGAAAAAGAACTACGAGCAAGTGGTCTTTCCTCTGAATCAGGTGGTTTTGGTATTCCTACCATCGTAATGCAAAACATGAACGCAAAGTTTAATCGTGCGCAAAGTGCTGGAACAGATTCTGAAGGTGGTTACACTATCCAAACGGACAAAGGCGATTTAATCGAACCATTTGCACCAGCTCCGATTGTAAGCCGAATGGGAGCAACTGTATTGCCAAACTTAGTTGGAGATTTATCCTTACCTAAAGATACAAACTTATTTTCTATGACTTGGGAAGGCGAAAACGATGATTCTGCTGAAACAAGCAAAGTTTTTTCTGAAGTATTATTAACGCCAAAAAGAATGGCTGGATATGCTGACTTGAGCCGTACGTTATTGCGCCAAGCATCTTTTGATATTCAAAACTACGTAAACAACCAATTCATAGTTGCAGTGAATAGCACTTTGGATGCAGCAGCTATCAACGGAAGTGGAACAGGTGGCCAACCTACTGGTATCTTGAATACTACTGGTATCGGAGATGTTGCTGGTGGAACTAACGGAGCAGTACCAACTTGGGGAAATATCGTTGACCTTGAAAGTGAAGTAAATATTGACGATGCACTTGAAGGAAACTTAGGTTACTTAACTACTGCTGGAATCAAAGGAGCATTAAAGCAAACTTTGAAAGCAAGTGGTGTTTCTGGTTACATCTGGGACGGAGAAACAATGAATGGATATAACGCCATGACTTCTTCTAACGTACCAAGCAACTTGACCAAAGGAACAAGCAGTGATGCTAACGCAATTGTATTCGGTAACTTTGCTGACTTAGTTGTTGGACAATTTGGTGGTGTATTTATCTTGCCAGATCCATATACTCAAGCTGGAAAA